CAAGGTTTTTTAGTTTGTACTGCATTTTTTGTACCACCTGAATCTTGACACCTAGAAAGCCAACCACTTAAAAACTTGTTGTAATTGCTCTTGGTTTTGGTAGGGTTAGCTTTTAGCCATACAACTGCTTTTGATAGTTCTGCATCAATATTTGTAGCTGGATAGGCTTTGCTCCAAAGTTCTTTTTGAGAATCATCAATATTTTCAAAACAGTTACTTTCGGCATTGAAGCTAATTGCGTTCAATGCACCCTTACCCTTCCCCTTACCCTTACCCAAGCCGTCATCTGACTGACTAATGACCGTCACTTGTCCGCAATCTGCTGACGGATACTTGCCTTTGCTTCTAACTCGTTGTTCCCATTTAAGAATTTGCAAATATGGTTTGTCATCTACTTGATAACGGATTGCTAACTCTTGTCTGACAAGTGACTGCAAATGGCTGTCAATTTTATCTAGTTTTACGCTATCTTTTAATGGATAGCAGCGTGATTTAAGTATTGGAAGCCTGGCATCCATACGACCAAAATCATCACTAACCACTAACAACCGATAAAAAAAGACTTCTTCTTCAGGTGTAAGGCCGTCTATTGCTGAGGAATCAACAATACCCTCTTTTAGTAACCTATTCGGCATAAAATTTAGTACCTTTTTCATATCTGTATTGAAAATGTTTGCAATCTTCAGCATCGCCCCATTCAAGCATTAATTCGTAAGGTATTCCAATAGCGCCACCTATAAACCAAGCAAATTCATGCCTACTGTATGGGCCATCCATGTGGGCATAAGAACAAACTTTTTTTAAAAAATCTTCCATAGAATGTTGATGTTCATGGCAATTTTCGCAAAGTACAGCAAGTTGTTTAGGACTGTATTCCCAAGGTTCACGACCTTTAAAATATTCCTTGTGGTGAACATTTAAAGTTGATTCGCCATCACCACATCGCTCACAATGAAAATCAGCCTTTTGCATAGCCTCAAGCCTGAGTTTTTGCCATCTAGGGTCTTTTAACTTTTCCCAATATGCACTCATATCAGTCCTTTGCAAACAAGTCTGGTCTAAGCATTTCCTTAGTCAAGCGACCTTCTGATAGTTCTAAAATGCGTTTTAAATGCTTTATTGGCACTCTGCCCCTATCAGCCCAGTTGTAAACAGCAGATGGTCTTATTTCTAAATGTTCTGCTAACTGCGTAATACTGCCAAATTCGGCTTTTATTAAATTTAATTGGTGCATAAATCCTCCTTTTCCACACTCTACCACAAAATGAACAAAAGTGTTGTATTAGGGAAACTCCCTATAAAATAATTGAATTAAAGTAGAACATTAGTGTATAGTGGAGTCTAGTTCAACAGTAAAGGAGTAAGTGATGAAACCAACAGTATTTGATGTACTTTGCGCCTTAGTTTTGGGTGCAGTCTTAGGCGCGATGTTTGCGATGGGTGTTTAACATGAACAGCCACGATGCGTACTACGAACCCGAAGATGACTACACGGACTCTGACGAGTTCCAATGCGAAGTTGCAGAACTAATGAAAGACGAGTACAACCCATGCAACTGGGGTAATTTCTGCGAAGCGTTTGAGGGTGTACAAGACCCCGAAGTTGTAGCCCAATTAGAAGAACTGTTAGAAAAGCGTGACTTTATGGCTTTAGGCCGTAAGTTATGGAATATGTCGTATGAGTACCAAGAGCGTTTTGCCACAGATGCAGTATTAGATAACCAATAAGGAGTAAGTGATGTCATATTTAGAACTACGCAAGATTAATGTAAACGAACACACAGAAAAGAAGGGTAAATTTACCTACCTTTCATGGGCTTGGGCGGTTGACCAACTGTTACAAGCAGACCAAATGGCAACATGGGAATACCAGTCACCTATGCAGTTTGGTGATACTTTGATGGTATTTTGCTCAGTTACCGCATTTGGCAAGACTATGACAGCCCAATTACCTGTCCTAAATGCCCAAAACAAAGCCATTGCTAATCCTGATGCGTTTGCGGTTAATACTGCAATGCAGCGTTGCCTGGCTAAAGCGATTGCCCTGCATGGTATTGGACTGTACATCTATGCCGGTGAGGACATTCCTACTGAAGAACCTGTAGATTTAACCGCAGAATCGAAGTTATGGGTAGATTCAATCAAGAATTGCACCACCATTGACGAACTAAAGTCCACATACGGTAAGGCATACGCAGTACTAAGTAAGGACAAAAACGCAGTCCAAATCATCGCAAACGCTAAAGACCTAAAGAAAGTGGAACTGACATGATTGAACAAGGCACACCTGAATGGCATGAACTCCGCAGGGGCAAAGTAACCGCTTCTAGGGTAGCTGACATACTTGCAAAGACAAAGACTGGGCCTTCAGCGAGTCGGCAAAACTATCTGATTGAGCTTGCCTTGCAAAGAACTACCAAGACCATAGAAGAATCATATACCAATGCCGCGATGGAATGGGGAACTAATACCGAACCCCAGGCTAGAGTTGCCTACGAAGTTAAAACAGGTAATTTTGTAGACCAAGTGGCATTTATTGACCATCCTACGATTGCAGGGTTTGGATGTTCACCCGATGGCTTGGTTGGCGAAAACCTTATTGAAATCAAATGCCCTAACTCAGCAACCCATTGGGAATACTTTAAGGCCAAAGAGCCACCTAAAAAGTACTTTATTCAGATGCAGGCTCAAATGGCAGTGACTGAAGCTAAATGGTGCGACTTTGTATCTTTCGACCCAAGGATGCCGGAACGCAGTCAACTCTTGATAGTTAATGTCCCTAGAGATGATGTGTTTATATTAATTATGGAATCAGAAATAAAGCAGTTTTTAAGTGAAGTAGATGCAGAAGTAAAACTTATGGAGAATCAATAATGGCAATTCAATATTTTGTAAAAGCAGCAGTATCAGAGTACGAAGATAAAAACGATGGCAAGATGAAAAAACGCTATCAAAGTATTGGCGTAATCATGGACACTAAACATGGCCTTATGCTAAAACTTGAAACATTACCGTTGTTTGCCTTAAAAGAAGGCGGTTTAATTGCTTATTTAAACCCCCCTGAAGATAAAGCAATTCCTACGCAACAGGTAAGTAAAGAATTTAAGGAAGATGTGCCATTTTGATAACGGGGCGAAAGCGGATGCTATCAGCCAATTAAGTTTGTGCTTCAATGATAGATGCAGCGAGTAGCTCCACCTAATAGGAGTAAGTGATGAAAGAACTGATTATTTTTCTAGTAGGATTTACCATTGGCGGTTGGGCCGTGCAGTCAGAAGCACAAACTTATGTCATAACTAACCCACAAGGTTATAGCCAAGGAACTGTACAAGTACAAGGTAACCAGGCGCAGGTCGTAAACAATGCAGGCTACATAACTCAAACCTTGACTATTTACCCCAATCAAGTTGTAACCCCACAAGGGTACGCCATTGGAACTCCTAGCTATACAGTCCCATCCGTACCCATGTCACCCCCATCCCCAAGGGTGCTGCAATGATTGAAACCGTAATGATTGTGTTTGCAATAGGCGTATTTGCCATGTTTGCAACCGTTATGGTACTTGCCGCTATATTTCTTTTTTGGATAAATAAATGACATTTTTAGTAGTTAACATACCCCCAGTTAAATGCTTTGTGCGTAAAGAGTACCTTTACAACCATGAGAAGGGCCACGGAGAACTAGAACCTTGCGTATGGATGACCGCCAAGGCTATAAAGGGCCAAGCCTTTAGAATTGAGTCTATGCTTACTAACTATGGGGCTTTGTACGATAAGCTGCCAATTAGTGCTTATGTATGGAAGGAAGTTGTTGACCCCCTGCCATTGGATTATTTGCAAATATGGGATTGCCTGTCATACGATATGGCGGTGATTGAAAAGTCTAACTTGCGTGGCCTGAAGGTGAAATACTTTGGTAAAGACAGGCAGTTTCACTTTGGCAACTACTTGTTTACAGTCGATTTTGCCAGTCCTGATGCTAACCGTTTAGATACTAGCTTTAGCGAGGGGGTCGAGGAACACAAGTCGTACAACTTTATCAAGCTAGATAACGGTCAATTTGCTTGCCAGCCGAACAACCGTTGCCTTTGGTACGATGTTTCGCTTGTGCCAGCAGAACTCAAAACACCTGATTTTAAAATACCAACCGAAATCTACAGCGTTGAAAACCATGCCAAGTGGTCAGCTAAAGACGAATGGTTCTACAACTTTGACGAGATAAAGCATGACTGAAAAACGCTATTGCACAAGCTGTGAGGTTATGCGCCCAGCAGACTACGGCAAGATGATTAAGGCTGGAAAGATTAACAGGTGGAAATGTACTGCCTGTTTTGAACGAATTAACATACCAAAATACGCAAAAAAGGTGTCTAAATGAACGCTTATGACCTTGCAGATAGATTAGAACAGTTTTATACAGGTACGCATATTCAAAAAGCTGCTGAAGAATTGCGTAAATTGCAAAAAGAAAATGAAGAATTAAAAGAAAGTTTAAGAAAGGCACAAGAGAAATGAAAGACGATTACGCATTACCCCTTATTGTTTTACGCAGATTAAGCCAAGAATATGAGGATGCCATGCTTAAACGGCAGACTGCTTTGGCCTACCAAACGGCTGAGAAGATGGTTGAAATGGCATTAAAGCTGCAAGATGTAGCTGATGACTAATGCCGCAATGCGTAATCCAAACGCAAAACATATAGATTATGGGTTTTTACAGGGAGAAATACCTGACAATCCTAACTTTATGCCTAGCAACATTGACGGGATTATTGAACGCAATGGTTCGTTTATGGTGCTTGAATGGAAACGCAGAAACGAGAAGATTAGCAAAGGCCAAGAACGCTTACTAAAAGCACTAGCCCAAAACAATATTACCGTAGCAATAATATGCGGTGATACTGATAACGGGCTTAATTTTGACCATTGCTGGCTATTGAATAACAAAGGTGAACCCGAAGTAAAATACACCAAATACGAAGATTTTTTGGAATACTACAAGTTTTGGTATAGCCTGGCATGAACAAAGAGAAAAAACAACATTATGATAGAGTGGCGAGATTGGGTTGCATCTTGTGCAAAAGACAAGGCAACGAGGGAACACCGTGCGAAATTCATCACATTAGACGAGGTGGCATACGAAGCAGCAGTCCTGTTATCGGCCTTTGTCCCTATCACCATCGAGGAGCAAATACCAGTATTCACGGCATGGGTAGACGGCGCTTTGAGCGAGAGTATTCTGTCACGGAAGAAGAATTACTTGAAGAAACACTTGCGCTGATATGCTAGTTCTTAACCTGCCGCTACCCCCTAGCGTAAACAGCTACCGCACCATATTCCGTAACAGGATGGGTATAAGTAAGGCTGGCAAAGAGTTTAAATCTCAGGTTTTTGACTATGTAATGGAGTACAAAGTACCCAAACTAGGTACTGCCAGGTTAGAGATGAAGGTTATCTTGTACCCCCGTGACCGCAGAAAGCAAGATATTGACAACAGAATTAAGGCCTTATGGGATGCTTTAGGCGATGCCGGTGTATTTGACGATGACGAGCAGATTGATGTTTTAATGATTGAGCGTGGTGAAATCAAAAAAGGCGGTGGGTGTCTTGTAATGATTGAAATATTGGAAGATAATAAGTAAAAGCGTGAGGCTTTTAGCCCCCCTAAAAAGGGGCTTTTTTTAAAGGAAAAACCATGAACGATAATGTTGCTCTATTTGCTGCCACCCTGTTGCACTCAGCAACGAACACCCATTTCTTTCATTGGTCTACGGATTCCTACGCTAAACACAAGGCTTTGCGCCAATACTATGATGGAATTGTGCCATTGGTAGATGATTATGTTGAAGCCTTTTCGGGTGCGTATGAACAGATAAAGACTTTTCCAAGCGTGTATCACCAGCCTAAAGACCCAATCAAATACCTGCAAAGCCTGCAAAAGTTTGTAAAAGAAGCAAGAGATGACCTGCCAAAAGACGAACAACTTTGCAATTTGGTTGATGCTATTGCAGACCAAATAGATTCAACAACCTATAAACTGCGTTTCCTTAAGTAATGCAATTAGTAGGTTTATCTGCTTTAGAGTACGATGAACAGTATTATTCAGAGCATAAAGAAGCCAACCTAGATTACCTTGGACATGGGTACTGGCAAGAAGAATACGCCAAGATGGTGTCTAAGGGTTTACCCCAAGGCTCTACTGTATTTGATGGTGGATGTGCTTGCGGCTCAATTCTCAATGGATTCAAGAAGTTAGGCTACAAAACCATAGGTATGGACTTATCGTCTTACATGGTTGAACTGGGTACAGAAAACTTTGATAACGATGAACTTATCTGCGGTTCACTTACCAAAATCCCATTAGCAGATAATTCAGTAGATTTAGTCCATTCTGCACAGGTCTTAGAACACATCCCGCAAGAGCTTATGGATGACATTATTTCTGAGTTTGAGCGCATCTTAAAGCCTGGCGGTAGAATGTTTTTATGTTTAGATGCAATACGAGATGGTGAAACCAAAGATATGTATATGGGTGACCCTACCCATGTAAATATCCAACCTATTGAATACTGGGCAAAATTAGTTAAAAAAGGTAATTTACTATTTGATGTTCAAAGGTATAATGATTTCGTACGCTCAGAGTACCGACCCACAGAAGGGGAAAACTCCAACTTCTACCAGGCATACCCTTATTGGAGCGTGTTTACTTTAATTAAGGAATAACCATGCCACTTGACAAATCAGGGTCAGTTCAATCAGTAGGTAAGAACATTAAAGCCGAAATGAAAGCTGGAAAGCCTAAAAAACAGGCAGTCGCTATTGCTCTTAATGTAGAACGGGACAATGCTAAAGGCAAACGCAAGGCCAAGCTAGAAGAAGCCTATGGTCGTTTCTTAGGTGAGCGAAGTGAGTCGTAAAGACCAAATCCGTGCCGCAGTAGAAAAGCACGATAAACCCATACCCAAGACAACAACGGGTAAGGACAAGAATTACCTGCCAACTGAGCAGGGCGCAGGAATGACAGCAAAAGGAAGGGCGGCTTATAACCGCAAGAACAACGCAAATTTACAAGCACCCCAATCTAGTGGGCCAAGACACGATAGTTTCTGTGCAAGGTCAGCAGGATGGACTGGGGAACGGGGCAAAGCAGCAAGAGCAAGGTGGAAATGTTAATGAAACCAGGACTATACGCAAATATTCATGCTAAACGGGCTAGGATTAAAGCCGGTTCAGGCGAAAAGATGGCTAAAAAGGGCGCAGAAGGCAGACCTAGCGCACAAGACTTTAAAGACGCTGCTAAGACTGCCAAGCCTACTCGTAAAGAAATGATTGCTTCTAAGATGAAGGATATGTAATGAAACATATGAGCCGAAGCTACAAGAAAGAAGATGCCATGCTTAGACCTGAGCATGAGTCTACGCTTGAGAAACAGCAAAAAGAGCGTATGAAACCTAAACCACAAGAATTAGCAGTAGGTGGTAAAGGTGACATCCTCAATAGAAAGACCAATGAGCGCATGAAGCGTAAGGTAGCGTTACTTGCCGCGATGAACAAGATACATGACGCCGATATAGCGTGATAGAATAAAAGCATTACTATTCAAATACTTGGATATATATGCAAATCAAAGATGTTGCTGTAGATAAGTTAATCCCTTACGCAAAGAACAGCAGAACCCATAGCCCTGAACAAGTAGGGCAAATTGCCGCCAGCATTAAAGAATTTGGGTTTAGAAACCCTATATTGGT